TGCTAGTACCGTTAGAGGTTACGGTTATGGCGGTGGGGGTGGATCAGGGCAAACTGGACAGCAATCTTACGTCTGCTTGACGCCTTCTTCAAGCCAAGGCAATGTTGAGACAACTTACTACACAGCGGGGGGTGCAGCGGGTGGTCGTGCTTTGACGGGCGGCTCCAACGGTTCACCTAGCGGTGGCGCTGGTGGTTTCTGGGGTCAATCAGGTTCTGGTGGTGGCGCAGGTGGCGCAGCTATCTCAGGAACATATACAGCCTATACAAACGATGGCACTGTTTATGGAGCCGTAGTGTAGTGGTATTCTTTGAGCGCATTGGCCCTATGTCTAAAGAGCGGATGTCTATCTGCGAAGGTTGTGAGTATCTGACCCATGTAAAAACATGCAAGCTTTGCGGGTGCTTTATGCCAGTTAAGGTCGCTGTCTTTTCTGTATCCTGCCCTGATGGTAAATGGAAAGAAGAAGTATAATGCCACAAGTAACATTGACACCAGAAGAGCTTGAAGCTATGCTTGACCGTGCTGCTAAGCGTGGCGCAAAGGTTGTGCTTACTGAGCTAGGCCTTCATGATTCGACTGCCTCTAATGATATGCGTGAGCTACGTACTCTACTTAAAACGTGGCAGGGTACACGTCTCAGCATATGGAACACCTTCGTAAAGATAACAACAGTTGCCGTATTCGGCTTCATAGCTACTGCCCTTTGGATGCAGTTCAGCGCTAAGTAAGGACTAATATTATGGCTAAGCGATTTGGTGGCTTTACACCTGAACAGATGGGTAAGATTATACCTGAGATGCAGGGTATGCAGTCTGACGAACAGGCTAAGTTCCTAGCTGCTACACCCGGTGCTGCTGCACGTGTCGGTAAGATGACAGAAGCTGCACAGAATCGCATTGGCATGGCTTATGGCGGTTTGGTTAAGGGTGGTTATGCTGAGGGTGGCGATGTCACAGAAGAAGAAGAGACACCTAAAGACGCAAAAGGTTTTGTCTCCGATGCTATGACTGATCCTAAGTCTTTAGTTACTAAGGCTGATGTGGTTAAGACAGAGATAACGGACGACCAGAAGATTGACACTGCTACAGGGCAACTAACAGGTGATGCACCTGCAGGTACTGTAACGACTGCAGCACCCGTACAGAATGTAACGGCTCCAGAAAAAACACCTGCAGTAAAGGTAGAGCCAACACTAACACAAGAGGGTGTTCAGGGCGTTGTTGATAAGCTTGTAGCGGCTACAGGTAAGCCTAGCGATGAAGCTTTGGCTGATGCGGCAACTATGGCACCAGGAGAATTAGCCCAGCTAGGCTTAGATGCTGCACAGATTAAAGAAGCACAAACCGTTGTTGCCCCTGACGCACGTGAGTTAGAAGATGGTGAGCTTATTGAAGGCTCTACTGTTGATATGTCTCGTGTTAAGAAAGAGACGAACTTTGAAGCTGTAACAGGTGCACCATCTACGGATGCTACTGTACAGGGACAGCTAACGGGTTTGATGCAAGACTTTGAGGGTGCTGAACCACCAGCCTGGGCTGCAGGTGCTATGCGACAGGCTGCAGCTATGATGGCTTCACGTGGTCTTAGTGCTTCATCTATGGCTGGACAGGCTGTAGTACAGGCTGCTATGGAAAGTGCACTGCCTATTGCACAGATGGACTCACAGACATTCGCTAAGTTTGAATCACAGAACCTGTCTAACAGACAACAGACTGCTATGTTTGCTGCAGAGAAACGTGCTGAGTTCCTTGGCCTAGAGTTTAACCAAGAGTTTCAGTCTCGTGTTGCTAATGCGTCTAAGATCTCTGACATTGCTAACATGAACTTCACTGCTGAGCAGAACATAGCTCTTGAGAATGCTCGTATGGCACAATCTGTAGATATAGCTAACCTAAGCTCAGTTAACGCTAAAGTATTGGCAGATGCTGCAGCTATGTCTCAAACAGATTTGTCTAACTTAAACAACAGACAGCAGACACAAGTACAGAATGCTAAGTCTTTCCTAGATATGGATATGTCTAGCCTTAGCAATACACAGCAAGCTACACTATTCAAAGCACAGCAACTTACTAACTCTATGTTCTCAGACCAATCTGCAACCAATGCTGCTGCTCAGTTCAATGCTTCCTCTGAGATGCAGACAGAGCAGTTCTTCCAGAACCTTACATCTACTGTGTCTATGTTTAACACAGAACAAATAGCTGCACGTAATCGTTTCAATGCAGGTGAGTCTAATGCTATGGAGCAGTTCAATCAGGGCTTAGTCAATATGCGTGATCAGTTTAACGCCGCTAACTCTCTGGTAGTGGAACAAGCCAACGCAGCTTGGGTACAGTCTGTATCAACGGCTGATACAGCAGCACAGAACATTGCTAACCGTGATGAAGCTATGGCCGCATCTGAAATGACATCCTTGGCCTTTAATGGTATGCTACAAGAGGCTCGTGACCTTATGAGCTTTGCTTGGCAAACGGAGGATAGTAATGCTAACCGTGCTACACAACTTGCTATTTCGAAGATTGCGTCGGCTGATTCTAAGGTCAATGCGGCTGCAGCTAAGAAGTCTGCTCTTTGGGGTGCTATTGGTACTTTTGCTGCTGCTGTCATTAGATAAACACTACAATCCACAGGATACACAAACTATGGCTGACCCATATAAGTTCTCATTTGATGTTGCAGCGTTCTTAGAAGAACAAGAGGCTGTTGATACATCAGTTGCACCTAAAGAAGGTGTCATGAAAAAGCCTGAGGCTCCTGTAGAAGAAGCTCCTATGTCTAATGCAGACAGGCTTAAGAAACGCTTTGCTGATACTTTAAGTGGCTTTTACAGCGGTACACAAGAGATCCGTGATAAGTACAATACAGCACAAGAGACTAACCCTTTGTTTGGCCGTGACGCTGCGCAGAATGACTGGATAAAGGCTCTTGAGTTATCCCCTGTAACTACTACAGACATGGGTCCAGACATGGGTACTATGGCTATGCAGGATGCACAAGAGCAGTCTGCTATTCGTTCTGTTTCTGGTATTACTGAATCACTAGGACGCCCAGCTATGCCTGAAGGTGAAGCAGATGCAGGTGTTACGCTACCAAGCACAGACTCCGTATCTGACATGCCCCCTACACAGGGTCTTATGTCTCGACCAGTACAAGATACTGTATCAGAGATTGATACGACAACGGCTGCAGCACCTGTAGAAGATGACAATGTTGCTACGTACTCTGTAGTAAGTGGTGATACACTGTCTAAGATTGCTAAAGCTAACAACACCACTGTAGCAGAGCTTACTGCTGCTAACCCTGACATTAAAGACATCAACAAGATTGACGTAGGTCAAGAGATTAAACTCCCTACTGTAACTGCTGAAGAGGCTGTAACGGAAGAGGTTGCTGCTGTAACTGAGACTGTCACGGACGACACTTTTACTGATACCTTTGTAACTACAATGGGGAAGTCGGAAGGCAAAGTGGATCACGTAGACCACAACAACATTACCACACTAGGTTATGGTATCTTACCAGCAACGGCCCGTGCGGCTGGCTTTGATCCAGACGATGCTAAGTACCAAGACCGAAAAGTCTTAGCAAAGGCCGTGTATAAAAAGATGTACAAGGACGCAAATGACGCTTACCCTGATGTGTTTAAAGACTTAACAACATCACAGAAACAGGGTGTACTGTCTCTCTACATTAATCTAGGCGAGATTACTAATGGTGTATCTACCGCATTAAGTAAGTCCACGCCTGACTTTGATGAAGCTAAGGGTGCTTTAGCTAAAGTCGTATTAGGTTCCCCTCGTAATGACAATGGAATAAGAAAGAAAGATGCAGAAGGTCGCACTATATACACCGCAAGCAAGGGGTTGTCTAAAAGACGGGCCAAGGAGTACAATACTTTGATGGGCGGGGATTCTACCTTTAAACCTGTTAAAACTATCTCTGTAGAGGGTACTAAAGCAGAACCTGTCTTTGTATGGAAAGACTCAGATGGTACTGAAGTACATCGTTACACTCCCAGTATCTCAGAAAGCGACAATACAATATACCAAGGACTTGATAAAAGCAGTAGCATGAAGGATGTAGACCTTTAATGTTTGGCTTACCTCTAGAACTCATCACAATGCTATTCTCAACGATCCTAGGTGGCGTAATGTCCATCTGGGGTCAATCCAATAAGAACAAGGCTGAACACCAGAAAGCATTAGTCGGTGCAGTTAGCCAAGCACGTGAGCACGGCAAGACAGACGTACACTTTGCGTGGACACGCCGTATCATTGCACTATCAGCAGTGTTCTCTATTATCGTATTGCCAAAGCTAGTTGCTGTATGGTATCCTGAAGTAAGCGTAGTTGTTGGTTACACAGAAATGCATGGCGGTTTCTGGAACTGGATATTCGGTACGCAGGAAGCAATCCAATGGAAAGCCGCATATGGCTTTGTTATTACACCCCTAGATACACATATTGTCTCAGCTATTGTAGGTCTCTACTTTGGCGCAGGTTTCACAAAGTAAGGTACTATTATGCCAGATCAATTCGCACAACCTATCCCAGGCCAGTCACTGACTGACATTCCACGTAACTCTCCTTGGGAGCGGCCTCCTGAGATGGTTGAGCCTGATAAGATCACAGAATATTACATCAAGAAACTTAGTGATGATGAGTTGCTACAGGACTTGTCTCTTGTGTTTGAATTGGGTGGTGACTTACGTTCTACTACAGAGGCCATGCTTCTAATCGGTACACAGCAAGGGCTGCATACTGTAGAGGCAGGCATGGTAGTAGCTGAGACTGTTGGCACGTACATCAAGCTTCTGATGAATGACATGGGTGTTACACCTAAAGAGACAAACCGTGATCTAACAAAAGAATCAACAGACCGTGAGAATAAAAGAATCCAGCTTCTTATTAAGGATGCTATTGAGAGTGATGACGGTACATCCTCTGGTGTCCTAGAAGAGATGCAAGGGGCTGCAGAGCCTGACATGGAAATGCCTGAACCTCAAGAGGATGTCATGGCTGAAGAAGTAGAAACAGAAGTTGAGCCAATGGGTCTCATGTCACGAGGTACAGAATAATGGTTGATTACAATTCATTTGCTACAGCCTTCCTGCAAGGCACAGCCAAGAATATCAATGAGCGTAAAGACAAGACGGAAGACTATGAAGATAGTCAACGTGAGCTTGCTGAGAAGAATAAGGGTATCATCACAAAACGTAAGCAGATTGTAGGTCAGGCTCTTGGTTTGGCTAAGCAAGCTGAGGGTTTATTTGCTACACCTGAAATGGTTAGTGCTGCATTGGACTCTGGCCCTGGTGGACTACAGAACTTGGTTGCACAGCTAACTCAGGGTAAAGCTGCTCAAGGCAAGCGCTGGAATGCGGAAGCTGCTAAAACTATTGCTACGCTACCAGAGGGTTATAAAGTACCTGAGGGTGATCTGCAGTCTCGTATTGCATCCACGTATGGCCTACCTCAAGCTTCACTGGGTTCTACTGCAGCGCCTGAGCGTTCTTGGTGGGACAGAGCTACAGGTAAAGGTGGCAAAGCTGCTGTTCGTGCTGATCTAGATACTGAGTCTTTTGTTGATGGTTACTCTATAATGGACGTTAATGAGGCTGCATCCCAGTCAGAGTACCAAAGCCTTACTGGTGGTACTTTCGTAAACTATGCTATGCCTAAAATGTTTGACATTGATGGTTTGGCTACAGAAGTAACTACATTAGAGCTAATGATGGATCGTGCAAAAGGTACGCAGGCATACACAGATGCAGCAGCCGTACTGGCGCAGCGTGAGGCCGTTACTAGACCTGTGGATAAAAACGAAAGAGTCATATATGACGCAGGTATTGCTGATGCTAAAGCTTCTATGGTTGCGGCACAGCGCAGCTTCTTAGCTGACTTTGTTAAGAAGCGTGCTGCCAGCTTTACAGGAGGTAACTACTTCGATGCAATGGGTAACACTATAGCTGCTTACTTGGGTGAAGACTTTGTTTCTTCTATGGATATTACCAACCCCTCAGTAGCACCTGTAGGTGTTAACACGGGAGAGGAGCCTGTCACTAAAGATTTGTCTCAAACGGCTACAGGCGTAGAAGATGCTGGTGGTAAAGTGGAAGTAACTACTACTGGGACTACGATGTCACACGTGGACATTCCTGGCGGGAGTATAACCCTTACAAAGGTTGATGCTGATGGTCAGCCTGAAGTAGGTATGATCACTATTGACAACATTGAGTACGAACTAACAGGCGAAGCATTAACTTCTACAATGACAGAGATCAACAATATCAAACCTATTTCTGCAGGACGTGAGCTAAGCCTAGAAAACATTAACACAGACCTAGCTGCTATGTCACCTGATGAAATACCTACCCTAGACCCTACACTAACAACAAAAGAAGAGCGTGATACTCTATCTAAGGATCAGCTAAAGGCTGCAGGTCTAAAGTACAGCCCTCTTGGTAAGCTACTACAGCACTTGCCTGATGGTGAAGAGCGTGACAGACGTGAAGCTGCTATCTTGTTGAAGCGTGATGCTGACCCAGAAAAGTGGTACAAGATTATGGTGCCCGGTATGAACCTTAACCGCCCTTACAAGGTAAAGGGTAGCTCATTATTTTACATCCCTGATACAGAATTAGCACAGTATGGTGGCTCTATTATCTCTGAGCTAGAGTTTGATGAAGATTTGCCTAAGAAGACGTTCTCTGAGCGTAAGGTTAAGAAGTCATTCGGTACAGAAGGTGCTGATAAAGGTGTGGCTATTGAAGCTGTTGAAACAGAAGAAGCTATTACTGCAGACGGTTCTGTACGCCCCAAGAAACGTCCTGAGGGTTTGATGAACGAGCCAGAGAATGAAGCTGCTGCAGTAAGCGTAGCCGCTGAAGAGCTTATCAAAAAACATGGTAGAGACATTGTAAAGTTCCTACGTGATGAAGGTTTTACCAGTGAAGATACAGAGGAAGACATTGCACAAGGCTTAGCTGATTGGTATTCTAACAACAGTGCTGATCTCTCCCTGCCTTCCGCTCCTATGGACAAAGGCCCAATCACATACGTACTTAAAGCGGCACTAGGTTAAGCAAAGGACTATTAGATGGCTAACAATATTTCGTCGCTAGAAGAGTTGAACAAGCTTAGGGGTATTACTACCCCTTCGCCTACTACTTCCCCTGTAATGACACAGACACAGGACGCCTTTAGTGCTGCGTCTAAACCTGCTACTAACAAGATCAGCAGCTTAGCGGAGCTTAACGCACTACGTAACAAGGGTGTAGAGCCTGAAGACGAATACATGTTTGACCCTACGGACACTCTTAAGAAGGATGACCTTAAAACAGGGCAACGTGCTAAGATGATCCGTGCTCACATGATTGATCGTCATGGTGTAGACTATGAAGCTGCTGCAGGTAAGTCTGACGATGAAGTTGTAGAAGACTTTGTTGACAACATGCGTTGGATGAACAGCAATACTGTATCTGTTGCAGGTGAGGTTCGCTTTATCCATGACGCAGATGAGGGTGCTAAGAAACGTGCGGGTGATGCATACAAGATATATGACCAGCTAGGCAACGTGTTTACCAATGACGGTTTCACAGGCGCTGTAGATGGCATTAAGGATTACCTCTTCGCTGCTGTAGCTGATCCGTCTAACTACATTGGTATTCTTACTGGTGGTATCGGTAAGGCTTCAGGTGTCGGTATTACACAAGCTGGTCGTTTGGCTGTTAAGAAAGCTGCCATTGAAGCAGGGCAGCAGGCCATTAAGAAGGGTTCCACACAAGAGGCTGCTAAGCTTGCAGGTGAGAACGCTGCTAAGCAGGCAGCTAAACGCTTTACTGCTAACAACATTAAGACAGCGCAATCTAAAACTATACGTAGAGAAGCTGCACGTAAAGAGCGTGACATATTTCTACTCGAAGCTAAGAAGAAAGCACAGCGTGATTCTGTACGTGCTGCATCACTCAAGGATGGTAAGAAGATTCTAGCAGCTACTACGGCTGCTGATGCTTCCTTTGCTGTAATGCATGACGTGACACTACAAAGCACTCTTATGGAAGCTGGTGCTCAAGAAAAGTATAGCCTACTACAGACAGGCTTTAGTTCTTTGCTTGGTGGCGTCGGTGGTCTAGCACAACTGGGCTTCGGCAAGATGTCTGGTGCTTCGGGTCTTACTGATACAGACATTAGCCTACGCATTGGTGGCAAGCGCACTGAAGAGAATGCTCGTATTGAGACAGCCGTTACAGAGATGACAGCTAAGAATAAGCGTGTTGAGCTTAACATCAAGAAAGAGCAGGCACAGGATGCTGCAGCTATTATTATGGAGAAAGCCGATAGTTGGAAGACTAAGGTAAGCCGTGGTAAAGATGCGTATGATGATGTGCCTACATCCATTGATTTCCTTAAGGATGTTATGCTGGGTGAAGACAACAAGGGTGGCCTAGTTAAGTTCTTCAAAGAGCAAGGTATGGCACTACCTAAGGGTTCTACTGTATCTGATGTGATGACATCTATTGCTACACGTATCCCTCAAGCAACACTCAAGGACATCAACGACAAGATGAAGCCTATGGGTATTACTCTTGGTGATACTACTGAGTGGGGTCAGAGCGTTGGTGATTTACTTGCTGTAGAGATTAGCAAGGGTGGTCAGGCTCTTAACGTCATGTCTCAGGTACGTAAATCACTAGATGCTGCAACTCTATATGGCAACGATGTTTTGGAGAGTAGCGTAGCTGCTATTGATGCTTTGGATGAAGCGGCAGCTAAAGCTACACGCTCTAAGGGCGTACAGTATGGTCAGAATATTTGGCGTAGACTACTTGTTTCATCACCTGCTACTACAGCAATCAACGTCATGGGCTTTGGACAGTTTTACATTGGGCAAACTCTGGCTGATCTAACATCTAGCACAGGTCACACTATGTATGGTTTAGCTCGTGGTGGTGGCATGACTAAGGCAGGGCGTGAGGCTCTACGTGTAGGTAAGGTGTATCGCAATATCCAAGTACAGAAGATGCGTAACCTTATGGACCCACACACGACCCACGATGCATACATGGCATTCCTTAAGCAGAATGATGATGTAAGTAAGGTCTTGTTTGAAAGCTTTACTGGTGGTGTAGATCGTAGCGCTGGGCGCTTTGGTATGGACCCTGACGCTAAGTGGTTCCAGACTACAGAGACTATCGTTGATGGTGCTAACCGTCTTACAGGTGTTAAGATTCAGGACTCTTTCACTAAGTCTCAGATGTTTATCACAGAGATGGACAAGTGGATTCGTCTTAACAAAGAAGGTCGTACTCTAGCTGACGTGCTGGAGAAAGGCGACATCGACATTATCGACAATGATGTGATAGGAGCAGCACTAGACACAACACTTAAGTCCGTGTTCTCTAAAGATTATACTACGGATGATCAGCTTCTAGGTAACGTAGCTAAGCAGGTAGAGCAATTCTCTAACATCCCTGTGATCGGTACCATCCTACCGTTTGGTCGCTTCCTTAACAACACTATTGCTACCTCATACCAGTGGTCTGTTGGTGGCGGTGTTGCAATGGCTAAAGCTATGTACAAGACATCCGTTGAGGGTGCCCCTATCCCTAAGGATACAACGGAAGCGTTCTCTCGCAGCCTAGTTGGTATGACAGCACTACGCCTTGCAATGGAGTATGATGATGAGAAGCTTGAGAAAGGTCTAGCATATAACGAGATTGACGTTGGTGGTGGGCAGATCATGGACGCACGTAACTTGTTCCCTGCATCACTATGGTTTGCAATAGGTCGTGCAGGTAACTTGTCTCGCAAGGGTGAGATGGTACCTAAAGAGCTTATCGAAGACATCGGCGCACAGCTTGCAGTGGGTCAGTTCGCTAAGGACGCACAGTTTGCTAATGACTTCTACAATGTCTTTGATACACTATTCAATGGTGAAGAAGGTGCACGTCAGGCCTCTATGGATGCTGTGTACAAACAGGGTGGAAACATCTTGGCTGGCTTCACACGTCCACTAGATGCAGTTAACCGCATGGTTGGCTTTATCAATGATACAGACGCTGCACGTGATACACGTCAACAATCTGGCATTGGTGCTGGGATTATGGGGTCTACAAAGTATGTAGATAACATTGTTGAGATATTCACTGATAAGCTGGATAGCGTTACAGGTGAGGAGCTTTATGTTGCTACACGTGGTGGTGCACTGAAAGATGCTAACCCTATTCTACGTATCATGGGTGTGACACTGAAGCCTGCACGTACTGCTACAGAGAAAGTGTACAGCATGGCAGAGGCACACCCTTGGAAGGCAAACGAACGTAGTCAGATCCCTGCATATGATAAAGCGTTTAACAAGCTAATCCAGCCTATGTTTGAGGATACGTTTAGTCAGCTTGTAAATACAGAAGGCTTTAAGAAAGGCTCTGTAGCGGATCGTAAGGGTATGCTTACCTACTGGAAGGATTCTGTTAAGAAAGAGCTAAAGACTTATATGGAAGAGTCCAGTGAGTTTGGTGTAGATGCAGCCCGTAAGAAGGCTGTAAGCGTAGGCAAGGGACTTAAGCATGAAGCCCTGAAGATCATGAAAGAAGAGTACGACTACACAGGCAGTGTCCAAGAGATGAACTGGGAAGAGTTACAGTACTTCATGACTGTAACAGACTATCTCAGAGAGCTATCCAAAGGCGCACAGTAGAAACGAGAAGAGGGGCACCGTTAAGTGCCCCTTTTTTTAATGCTTAGCACCTCGTTTAGGTACATAGTCTTTCACACCATACTGCTCTACACTTGCTGCTATCCACATCTCTGCTTCTGTTAGCTTCTCTAGGGCAATCTGTAACTCTCGTGTTGCGTTAAGATTGTCTGTCAAGAAGTGTTCTAGCTGTACGAGTGTTAAACTCATAGCCTCATAGAACTGGTCTTGTCTGGCTTCCATGAAGTCTTCCGCTTCTTTTTCTAGATCCATTACCGTCCTCTGTAAGTAGTACAGTGTTCACTCGTGGCTTTGATAGCCCTTCTCTTATGAACACAACTAAGTCAGTATACCTCGCCTATTATAGGACTGTCAAGCGTCAGATAGGACTACTTGTATCAAACGTATACAGGCTCTTTATGATAGTAGCCTTTGTTTCTTCACAGACAGAGGCATTCTTTCTCAAGTTCTCCTCTGCGGGTATGACCTGTAAGTTACCACTCCAGTGAGGTCCACCATCTGCTAGAGGCCACATGTGATCTACATGGTGCTGTACGCCAGTGGCTTCGGTTAAGATGTTACGTAGTTTGTACGTTTGTAATAAGCGTTGTTTTTCTTGAGGACAGTCACGTAAATGTACTGGTATCTGCTTGCGCTTTAAGGCTTTATAACGTGCTTTGAGAGATGATATCCTTTCTTTGTTAGCCTCTCTATAAGCTTTATCGGTTTGGGACTTCTTCTCTTTGTTAGCCTCTCTATAATCTTTAGCACTAAGCAGCGCCCTTTCTTTGTTGGCTTTATACCAAGCAGCAGCTTTAGCGCAGATTCTGTCTCTGTTAGCTTTATGGTAAGCCCTAGCTTTAGCAGCCATCTTCTCTTTGTTAGCCTCTCTGTAAGCTTTCTTCCTCGCAGCTATCTTCTCTTTGTTAGCCTCTCTGTAAGCTTTATTCTTGAGACGCAAGGCCTCTTTGTTAGCTTCTTTATAGGATAGGCTCTTTGCACGTCTCTCTTCCTTAGTTTGAGCCATCACAACCCTTCCTTCATAAAGACCTTGACCCACTCTGCGCAAATACCACTACGTACAATGTCATCAATACCAAACTCAACTACAGGTACATCTAACATATGTTTCTTAGCGAGATGAATGACCTTAGCTAGACCAGACGTACCCTTAAGATCAGACTGCTGAATATCCCCGTTAAGTACAATAGTACTACCCTCACCAACACGTGTCAAAAGCATCTTGATCTCAGGGATCTCAATGTTCTGTGCTTCGTCTACAATGATAAAGGCATTCTCAAAGCTACGACCACGCATCAAAGCTAAGGTAGCGACTTCGATGTTTCCTGCCTTAAGTGCGGTATCAACGGCACCCTTACTCAGATGCTTTGTGAGTACGTCTAACACTGGTAAGGCCCAAGGTTGCGCTTTTTCCTCTAGTGTGCCTGGGAGGTACCCTATATCACGTCCTACCGCTACGTGAGGGCGTGTGATAACAATCTTGTCGATCTCTTTGAGGATATACAAGTCTGCAGCGCAGGTAGCCGTCACATAAGTCTTGCCTGTACCTGCTGGACCTAGGATCAGAACCTGCTTACTAGACTTGATAGCCTTGATAAGTTTGTCTTGGTTCTCTGTCTTGGGTAGCATACCTGATACAGGTTTATTAGATGCCCCTTTGTAGGTAGTCTTACGGCGGGAACGTGTTTGCTTCTTTGGCGGTTCGTTATCATTAGCGTTCATACTGATTCCTTAAATATGCTAAAGCTTTTTCAACACCTTCGATGTTATCTCCCAAGTGACCTAGTGCGAAGTTACAAGGCTCACAAAGCCAACCTCTGTAGGCATCTGTCACATGGCAATGGTCTACTACTAAGGTCTTGTGATGTTTCTTGCCGCAGCAATGACATTCCCCTGTGTTCTCATCTTTATGTAACTTACGTAAGACGTTTCTTATTCTGTTGTCGGAACTGACACACATCTTACATCTGGTATCGGTACGATCCTTGTTTGTACGCATAGAGCCAAAAGACTTAAGATTCTTTTCTTTCTTACATATCTTACATACCTTAGAAACCCCTTCTTCTATAAGATTGGGTAAGGCTTTAAACAAATCCATCTGCACATCAGTATTCCTTCTTACTGATAAACTCCGATAAGCTCTCCAAGTCACGATACCCGCCTATAAGACTGCCATTGGTAGCGAATACCTGAGGTACAGTCTTAATACTGGCTTCCTTCATGAGTGACAACACCCACTTGCTTGAGCCTTCTTCGATGTTGTACGTAGTGTAGTTGATACCACGATCTTTAAGTAAGGCCTTAGCCTTGTCGCAGTACTTACAGTCGTTACGTGTGATGATAGTATACATAGTGTATCCTCTAAAGCCACCACCCCAGCTTAGCGCCGTTGTGTATGATAATCATAAAGCAGGTGGCCACATGGACCACCCACCAGAATGTGCGAATGACGGCTACTAAGTCTGCTTGCGCATCCGTTTCACCTACTTTCTCACCTAAGCTTTTAGCCCAGATGCGCCACATTAGACAAGATCAACAATCTCACATGCATCACCTGAACACGCAAGTGTCTGACTACCTGATGTGTTATCTTCATTCTCATACTCTGAAAGCTTAGACCAGTCAATGCGCTTAGGCATCTTGTCTAGCATCTCTTGGTATGTCTCTTCGTCACAGTCTTGGTAAGGTGCCTGTTGATACGTATGTTCGTTGAACGGTAGGAACGATACGCCTGACATCTCATCGAAGTGTTTGTACACAAAGGCACCAACTTCTAACCACTCTTCTGACTTAACATTGATAGTCACAGATGGTTTGTGTTCACACCAGTTGCGCTGGTACATGAGCCACATCTCTAACTGCTCAATAGCTGTCATGTCTGCAGTACAAGTAGCACCTACTGGAGCCTTCTGAGGGAAGCTAAACACGGTAGTCTGGTCTGGCTTAAACGCATCTGGCTCGTTAGGGATACCCTGATCCATCATAAACTGAGTTAGGGGATCTTTGTTGTCACCACGGACGGTGCGGATGTAAAAGGGGCTATGTCTTGCATGTATTCCGCTGGCACTGTCAACCAGTTGTGAAACCGTGCCGCTTGGCTTGACACAACTAATAGCAGCAGCAACAGGGATGCCGAGAATACCAGCCCAGTGTTCATTGGTATCAACAGCAACCTTTTTAAGATGTGCAAGGGTCTTATCCAATCCGTTGTTCTTTAGGGTCATCAATGGATTGTCCATGATACCTGTTAGTGACACACCCAGTAGACGTTCTTCTGCTGTGTTAGTAGTCCATTGCTTACGCAAGTACGGGAACTTGATGAAGGTAGACTGGATTGTACCCAAGATCGTAGCCAAGCGTACCTTCTCTGATAGTGTCTCAATGGTATCGGTAGCACGTACTACACACTCGGTTAGGTTGCAAAACTGGCTTGGGCGTAAAATTATCTCGCTGCAAGGATTTGTCCCGAACTCATAGTCTGCATCACGACGACCATTCTTAGCTGCCTGTTTCTTAGATGCCTCACGGTTAAAGATACCACGCTCACCTGATCCTGACTCAACCAATGCCATCCACTCTTTCATGAAGGACAAGTTGTCAGGCTTTTCTGTGTACGATACAGAGTTGTTAGCCAATGCACGTTGCGGGTTGTTCTCCCACCAAGCACCAGACTTAGCTGAACGCATACGGTCATCAGACAAATTCGAAAGTGAGATCATGGCCGAACGCCGAACTCCACCGACGACCACTACTTCACCGATCTTACACATGATGTCGTGGCACTCTACTGAGGATAGCTTACGACCTGAAGCTTTCTTAAAGGTAGCGATAGTGAAGTTGAACAAGTCAACCAAAGGTGCGGGACCAGAAGCACGACCACCGAAAGTCTTGAGTGGCGCACCAGCAGGGCGTACCCGTGATACATCCCACGTAGGAATCTCACCACTATATAGGAGTGCAATAAGTTGACGCAGAGACTTAGCCCAACCCTCTTTACTGTCCTTGACGACGATATTTGTCTCGCTCTCGAAGAGTTGGGGCACTTCGGGAAGCTTACTGATAGACTGACGCTCGACACTGAAGCCGACACCAGTACCACAGAGCAAGATGAACATAGCCTCATCGAAGGACTTAAGGTCATCTACGGCTAGGTACGAGCAGTTATACATGCACGTATTGTCTCTATCGGCGGCTAAACCGCTTGTCATCAATGATCTCATAGAAGGCATCACTTCTAGCCCAAGGATAGCTTCCTCAAGCTGACGCTTAGTAGCTGGGTCAACCATGTCACGGATAGTGTTCACAGAAAAACGTGTCACTGTGTCTTCCCATGACTCACGGCCTGTGTCTTCATAGTACTTAGCGTACCGTGATTTGTGGATGAATGCTTGATAGTCTGTCGGTAGGTGGTTGCTTATCATTTCATAGCCTTATCAAATAGGTTCATAACATATTCATGTGTGTTGTTCTCTACGCTCATGGTAGATCAGTCAAGTCTGGGGCTTTGTAGTTTGGACCCTTTAGTACTTTACCGTCTTCACGAAAGATAGGCTTGCCATCCTCGCCTAGCTTAGACATGTTGCTTAGATGCACACGCATGAAAGCTTCGTCTAGTGCTTCGTTGCCGTAGTAGTGCATGGCGTACTTGAGTGTTTCATCTGACTCAATCATTAGATGCTCCCACTCATCCAACTCTTCTGTGCTGGCCAAGGAAAGTAATGCGTCTGGCGCTACAAGGTCAAAGCCTTCAACCACATACCGTAGGTCTGCAATCTCTTTAAGGTGTGCTACTGTGCCTACCTCTTCCGCTTGGGCTTCAGCTAGCTCTTCTTTGACTAGCTTAATCCAAAGTCGGGCATCAAGGGAGCCTCGAAACGTCTTAATAAACTGTTCCAAGCACTCCTCTCTAGTTCTGTCTGTCATGGTCTCTCCTTAACAAGTAAGTTGGTTATTTCAATGTCATCTACATCGTAGAACGCATCTGTGATCAAGTCTCTCACATCTTCTTCATGTGAATCCTCAGATGATGATAGTATGTTATTGTTGTTGTCTACAGTAACAATAGCAGTAACACTGAATGATTTATCTGTCATCCTTCCTCTCCTACATAGCGACCTCGTAGTCGGCGCAGGTACCACATAGCTTTGTCTAAGTCCTCGACGCCATTCTTGTACTCGTGACGCCACAGATACTTCAGTACGTTAGCTGCGTGAGGCGCTACACGGGATGACATGTTCTCTGTCATAGCCTCAATAGCTACAATACATTCGATGCCTGACTGGTTGTAGTGCTTGGGTTGCTCTACTGCGTCATGGTCGTCGTACTCATGTAGCTTAGGCATTCTAGGATGCTCTAACTGCTTATCTAAATCCCACTTAGCCATTAATCTTTCCTCTGCGTTTTAAGGGGTATCTTATCTGTTTTAGCTCTGGAACCTGGCTCTGTCAACCAAAGCAAAGGTATTACTCTATGCGCCCAGAGAAAACCATTCTTGTCACACCATTCAAAGTATCTACTCTTGGCACCCTTATACAGCTTGGCATTTGCGTTGCTGAATACGAAGCGAATATCTAACTCTGGATGCTGCCCCTTGATGGCTAAATGCTTGCGTCGATCTTCATTGTCGAAGATACCTTTTGTCTCAACTATGATGCCATTATCTAACTCAAAGTCTGGTGTGTACTTGCGATAGCGTAGGTCTTCCCACTCAATCTTTAGCTGCTCGTACTTAACCTCCTTCTGTCTTGGTGTTAAAAAAGCAGCGGCCTCTTTTTCGAGACCACTGCGATAACGGCGAGAGTTATGAGTTCTAGCTGTTGTCCTTTTACCCATCAGGTTCCCCTATAGAAATGTAGTCGATTAAGGGCGGGTTCTTAGCCTTAGAGTTAGGCGAAGGTAGCGTCTGTAGTGTAGGCCAGCACTTATGCTTAAACGCACAGAAACCACACTCTACACCAAGCTTAGTGTTACCCGTCTTCTTACGATAGAACGTCTCTTCGATAGCCTCAAAGCAACGCTCAAAGGGTTCGTCATTGTCGATGTAATCCGTCAGGTCTTCGATCTTCTTAAGTACCGCATCTTTATCGACACCCTCTGCTGAGACGTACTTAAACTCACCGTTAGCCTTGTTGACTACCCACCAACCACCAACCTCTTTACCTGCACCCTCTGCGTAGCCTACAAGCTGTGGGACGTACCCGAAGCTATCACCGTCTGCTAACGCATCAAAGGATGCAAACTTATTCTGGTATGACCAAGGCGAGGCAGACTTAACGTCATCAACCTTACCGTCCAACACCATGTCATACTCACCACGGATCTCTTTACCGTTACCTAACTTGA